TCGCCAAGAACAGCATCCTGCTGCTCGACGCCGATCAGAAGTTTCGCCGCCTCGGCTACTCCGTCGAAGACGCGATGGTGCAGGCAGGCCGTCGCCGGCTGCGGCCCATCGTGATGACGGCACGGGCGACGGTGGCGGGCATGCTGCCTCTCGCTCTCGCCCTGGGCACCTCACCAGAGCGGCCTGCTGGCAAAAACGGAGCCCTCTTTCTGCAATCCGTGATCACGCCAATACGCCGCGGCTTGAAAAAGCGGGTTTGGGTCAACATCTGCACAGTAGCGACTCATCTAGTCCCCCTGAGTGCCATGACATAATTCAATTGGTTTATAAACCGAGATCTTACCGCAAAAGACCCACAAAGCCGAGGAATTGCGACTAGGCGGGTGCAAACGATGTGTTCAGAACTTTTGGTCGTGCAGTCCATTGAGGAGAGGATGTGGTTCCGCGTCAGCCTTGGTAGCAGTCGATTAGTACCGCCGAAAGGGCCATCCACTTTGAATCCACTCACGACGAAACGACCCGCGGTCTACTGATTCGAAATCGGGACCAGTCTTGGCCTTTATTCTCTCAGCTTCTTGCCGCCACAATTCGATGACCGGGTGCATGATATAAGTAGCCTGCTGCTTGAACCAGTCAAGCGCCTGTGAGGTTGAGTCCACCTGATCATCGTACTTGCCCTTCGGGAAACTTGTGAGTTCGTGTAGATATTCCCCCAACCACGCGACCTTATCTGGCAGATGAACGAAGCCGTTTTCGATCGTACTCGTGACCGAGTTCAGCCGCATGACTTTGTCCATTCTTACCTCATACTTCTTCACAGCGTGCATCCCTTCGCTAACGAGCTCCTGATTCAACTGAACTCCCGCCGCCGCGTCCTCGATCAACACAGTTGTCGCACCGAACGCCTCAGCTTGACTGCGCACCGCCCGTTTTAGGTCTGGGTAGGCCAACCGCTTTCGACAAACATGAAGTAAGTAAAGATGCTTCTCCTTTACTCCCCAGGTGGTACAGACACTGAAGTTACTTAGCTCACTAGGCTTATTCGCGCAGTCCCAACTCTGAAATATGATTTCGAATTCAGAAGGCATCTCCCCCGGAGAGTAAGTCTTAAACCACGCTACTTTCACCAATCCGCCGCCCAAAGGAACTGGAGACTGCAGGTATTGCGCTGCGAAGTGGTATTCCCCCTGCGTTTCGCGGATATGTCCGAGCACCTCTAGTGGCTCTCGCTCCACGTGCAGCGGCTCGCCGGCACGACGCATTAAGCGCTTCTTGCCATACGGAGTCTCAATTAAGTACGATTCGTCGCGATCAGCAATTGCTGGTAGGCGGACCATCTTCCAGGGTTCTTGGGCGAGAACATGGGCCACGAGATCGTCCTCGTGGAGGCGCTGCTGGATTAGGATGATGCAGCCATTTCGCTTGTCATTGAGGCGACTGTATAGTGTGTGGTCATACCAGGAATTCACGGCCATGCGCTGGGCGTCCGAGAGCGCCTCGTCCGGCTTCATGGCGTCGTCCAAAATGATGTAGTCTGCGCCACGCCCTGTAAGCGCACCGCCGACCGAAGTAGCTAGTCGGAACCCTTTCTGGGTTGTGACGAACTCCTGCACAGCCTGCCGCTGCTGTGATAGGCGAGTCGGGAAGAGTTCCTGATACCATTTGGCCGAGAGCAGCGTGCGAGAATCAATTGCGTGCTTACCTGCGAGATCCTGCGCATAGCTGACACAAATCACCTGGCTGCTAGGATCATGCCCCAAGAGCCAGGCAGGAAATGCGACCGACGCACAAATCGACTTCAAAGAGCGCGGCGAGATATTAATGATGAGCCGTTTTGTCTCGCCACGTCGGCACGCCTCGAGCTCTGCGGCTATCAATTCAATATGCCAATTGCGGAGAAACGGGGTTGTGGGATTCAGCTCATAGAAGCTCTTTTCGATAAACGCGCAAAAATCTCGTCGCAAGAACGCGCGATACTCATTGCCGGTCAGTCTCATCTTCCTCGCCTCCTATAGTTCCATTCCCGAATCGCTCCAGGATTCCCTGAACAACTTTTTGATCATCCTCGTTGAGGGTGGTCGTAGCCCCCGGGGTTTGAGTCATCCGCTCCTCGGCAGAAGCCACAAGATCCGCTAGGTGCCGTAGAGCTCGGAGATCTCCGGAAGCTGCCTTGTTCACCAGTTGCTTAACAGCAGCCTCAAGCTTGGTAAGGCTCTTGCGTTGGCCGTTCTCGTTGATAATTACCTTTTCGCGCAAGGTGCGAGCGAGAACAGTAGCCATGTTCAGGGTTCCTTTAGGGCGACCCTTAGGATTTCCGGACTCGCCCTTCCTAAACCGAGTAAGTTTGGGTGGTTTGCCATAACCCACTCTCTCTGTGTCCAATTCTCCAGCGTTATCCGAATTATTCATGTGGCATTCCCCTTTCAATTTCGCAGAACGTCTTGCCTGAGGACTCGTGGATAGCATTACGACGTGTAAACGTCTGCCACCGGCGCACAGCCAGATCGACGTAGCGTGGGTCGACTTCCATCCCGCAACAGATCCGGCCAGTTCGCTCCGCGGCGACCAGTGTTGTCCCGCTTCCCAAAAAAGGGTCGAGCACCACGTCGCGACGAGCTGTGCAGTCCAGGATAGCGTCGGCTACCAACTCGACGGGTTTGATCGTCGGGTGGTAATTTGTTAGTTCTGTGTCCTCGGAATTGCGGGACAAGGCGTTCACCCTTCGATACTGCCACACGTTTGTGCGGTAACGCCCGTACTGGCCCAATTGGACGTTGTTGCGATGTGGCTTTTTGCCGTGCTTAAGAACAAAGATCAATTCATGTTGACTTCGATATAGAGAGCCCTGTCCGGCACTCTCCTTCACCCAAACGCAAAGATTTTTCAATTCCATCCGCACTGAGCGAGCGGCAGCAAGTATTTCTTCTGAATGTCGCCAGTCCATAAATACAAACTGCAATGCTCCATCAACGCTGTGAGAAGCCAGGTGTCCCAAGATCTTGGTCAGGAACTCAGTGAACTCGGTCGGGCTCAATTCGCCCGAAGCCATGGAGAACTCACGATGATGAACTCTCCCAAATCCCGTGACATAGCGGTCCACTGGGTCGTTGTATGGGGGTCCGCAAAAACCATATACGCCCGTCGAGTTGCCATTACTCGGGAGTAGCTCGAATCGACTCGGGCGTCACCGCAATACACCCGATGGCGGTCAAGCACCCACAGGTCGCCAGACCGAGTGACTTGCGGTTCGGAGAGAGAGTTAGAAATAAAATCGGCAGGGTCGTCTTTCCCCGAGCGGGAAGGGGCAAGGCCCTCGAGCATTAAGTCAATTTCTCCAACCTCAAACCCGGTAACTTCCAGGTCGAAATCGAGCTCGACTTCAGCGAGGGCTTTGAATTGCTGTGCAAGTAGGCCGTCATCCCACGCGGCGTTCTCCGTCAACTTGTTATCCGCCACCATGAATGCTCGGATCTGATCTTCTGTGAGGTGCGCCAAGCTGATGGTTGGAACCTGGCTGATACCTAGCATCTGGCACGCAGCAATTCGTCCATGACCGGCAACGACCTTTCCTTGGGCATCGATAAGAACAGGCACGTTAAACCCGAAGCTCTTGATGCTTTTGGCGATTTGCCGGACCTGCTTGCGACCGTGAAGTCGCGGATTCGCTGGGTCGAGTTTCAGTCCGGCTGAATCCCGGTAGATGATCGATAACGGACGGGCACTGCCGTTGCATCGCACGCCTACTTTACTTAGCTTTGGGGGCATGTGTTGTCCTCCTTGTGCCAGCCTCTTACGCTCGTCCTGGCTGGTTTCTAGGCTAAGTTGTGATCGGAAATATTGGAATTACAGAAATGCGGAGTTTTTTGGCGTGGGATCTGTAATTGACTTCCAGGATTTACAGCACTTTGGATTTGACGAGTATTGACTGGAGCCAATTTTCTCTGCGGGCTCTCCGTCGCGTCATTTCGATTTCGAGCCGATCGAGCCAGGCTGGGGGATATGCCCCAGCCGCAATATACGCCGAGTTTAAAAGGGCTTTGAAGGAGGTGTAGTGTTGCTTTCCTGTTGATGACTCGAACCAACCGATAGCATAGAGTGCGAACCTCACTTGCGGGTTTGGGCTGTCCCTCCGGTGCTTGATCACGCGTGTTTGCGCGAGAATCGAGCGAATTGTTCCTGCAGCCGATTTCAGGTCCATACCTAGCCGGTACATCTGCGTATATTCCGGCCGCCTGGTCCCAGTGAAATAAGCCGTGATCCGATCGCGAATCTCATCCTCGCCAAGAGCATTTTCGAATTTCCTAGCCAATTTCTCACAATGCAAGACTAGCCGTTTCAACTCCCGCGTGCCATATTTCGAGCGACGGTCCTTATTTGGCAATTGAACGATGGTCTGGAGGACTGATTCCAAAACTAATCGCAGGACATTCCTGGCGTGAGCCCGGGGAATTCGCCACCTGGGACAAAATCCCACTCTGATTATCCGCTCACGGGGCCGGAAACTGCGGATCTTCTTGAAGATGGGATCGGACTTCGAGTAAATGTCTGTGCCGTGGCGGGCAATGGTCGCGTTAATGACCTTATCGACGGCGTCTCTTGCTACGCCTTCTCCCTCCATCTCTGCAAGCCCAAATCCAGCCTTGGAAAGTTGGTAGGCTGCTCGCGTGTCGCAGATCGCTTTGAGGATGTCATCTAATACCAATCCTGTTCCCTTCTCGGCAGGCTTCACTGCTGGTCGCCGAGCAGGCACTTTCGAGGTAGTCCCTATTTTGTCTGTTGAAAACTCACTCATGAGTTTCCGCTTGACTGTTCGCGGAAAGAGAGCGTGCATTGTAGCAGGCTGTGGTTCTGATGTCAGCGGACATAACAAATCGCCTCGCCGTCCTCCCAGCAATGGGGAAGAGGGAATTGACAGGGCTCTGGAGGCAGCTTTATGGGCGTAA